AGGCACGTCCTCGCGCGGGTGCGTCTTCGGAGCTTCGGCCGGTGGAGACGCAGGCTTCGCGGGCGCATCAGGTGGCTTGGGGGCGGGCACTTCCGGCTCGGCCGCCGTCTCTGCTTCGGCCGGGGCGGGCGCTGCTACCTGCGGCGGCTTGTATCCCACGCGCTCGGCATCCTCGCGCCGGATCACCGTCCCCTTCGCTGCGAACAGCTCGGCCTTATCCGGCCCGTTCGGCACCACCTCACCTTTGCGATTCAGGTAGAGCCGCTCCGGCGCGATGCAGTCCCCGGGCCGCAAGACCGGCGCCGCCTCTTCCTGCTGCCACGTCTGCCCGCCGAGGGTCGTCTCTCCCACGATCTTCTCTGCCATCGTCTCTCCCTCCGGGGCCGGGTGCAACTTCGGTGAGTCCAGCACCCGGCCCCGCGCATCAATGATCGTTATGGCCACGCGGCCTTAGCCCTCGTGCGCCCAGGTCCCGGTGTAACCGAGTACGCACCAGTTCCCATCCACGAACAGCAGGTGGACGCTCTCGGCGAGCGCGTTGGCGGTCAGGTACTTCCCGGCCGCACCGGGGATACCGTCCGAGGGCAGGCTGATCGTCTCCGTGCCGTTCGGGTCGATCCGGAGCTCCTCCGCGGCCCGCACGTTGAAGTAGTAGTGCAGGCCTTCCTCGCCGCCGGGCAGCGTGAGCACGATGGCCCCCGCCGCCCCGTCATTCGTAAAGCAGCAGCCGCACTCGCTGCTCAGGATCGTGTACGCGGCCGTCTTGTCGAACACCGTGATGGGTGCCCGGCCGTTCAGGGTCTGGCTCATCTCTCCGTTCCTCCTCGCCCATGCGGGCGGGTCATGCCCCTTTAGGCGGGCTGGCCGACCTCGCGGCCGATCATGTTGGCCGTGCCGTCGATGCTGGTGTTGTTCCACACGTCGGTCGCGCACCCTACCACGTCCGGCGTGTCGAAGTTGGCGGTGAGCGTCTGGAAGTAATTCTCCACGACGAAGTTGTCCCGGCCGCCGCCGTTGTTCGTGTTCAGGACGTACGTCGTGTTCGGGGTCCCACCGTCGGTGAAGTAGTTGCCGGTGATGACGCACTCGTGGGCGGCGATCTTGATGCCGTTCGTGAAGTTGTTGAAGTGGTTCCCCCGGATGTGCCACATCAACTGGCCCACGCCGATGTTCCCGACGCCGAGGATGCAGGCCGTGGTCAGGGCCCCGAACCAGCACCCCTCGATCAGCACGTTGAACGTGCCGCCCGTGTCGGAGATCCCACCCGCACCACTGGCGAACCGGCACCCGATGACCTGGAGGTGAGACGCGTCCTGCTCCGTCGCATCCTCGTCGGCGGTTCGCTCCAGCCTCAATGCATAGTTGGACGCGTGCGCGGCGAAGAGGATGTTCTCCAGCCGCCACCCCGGGTTGCGGAGGATGAGCAGCGGCACGTTCGTCCCGCCGTCCGCCGGCAGCTTCCACGTCGCCGCGGCCAGTTCCCCGTTGAGCGGGTGCGTGTCCGCGTGGCGGGGCCGGTTCCCCTCCCCGATGATCGTCACGTCGGCGGCACCGGTCGGCGTCGTCAACTGCTCGCGGATGTTCCCCACGAAGTGGATGACGGCGCCGGAGGCGATGCTGTCGAACGCCTTCTGCATCGTCAGGAACGGCCGGGCAGCGCTCTTGCCGTCGTTGCCGTTGCTGCCGGTGTTCGTGTTGACGTGCCAGTGGACCGCGAACGGGGAACGCTGCGCGAGCAGCCCCAGATTGCGCCGGTAGGCGCCCTGCGTCGCATTCTTATAAGCCATCGTCTTCCCTCTCTCCCGTCCCGGCCACAGCCGGGATATGAGATTTTCCGCCCCGCTTTCAGGGGCAGGGAATGAAAGGGCCGAGGGGATTCCCCTCGGCCCAGTTGCACATCAGGTCAGCCCCGCCTTACGGCGTCAGATCCACCTCGACGAAGGCCTTCGTGCGCCGCACGCCGAACCCCGCGCGGAGTTCCGCGAGGATGGCAATGAGATTCCGCACGAAAAAGTCGGAATGGCTGTCGCTGACGTAGATGTTGGTCTGCTCCCGGTCCCAGAGCATCGCGTATCGCCAGTCGGCCAGGACCATCGTCCCCTCGGTCATGGCCTCGGACTCGACGACGGGGATGCCCCACAGCCGCGGCATCCCCATCCCGAGCGGGCCGCCGAAGTAGTAGCGCTCCTCGTTGTCGGTGAGCAGGTCGAAGTCTTCCCAGTCGTTCGGGTGGATGACCCAGGCGGTGGGCATGACGCGCCCGTTCAGGAGCAGGTTCGTCCGCGCCTTCCGGGCCGTGGTCAGCAGGTCCGTGGTGTACGCCTGCGCCAGCGTCCCGGACACGTTCAGGATGCCGGTGAAGTTCTCGCCGGTCCCGTCCCCGCTGATGACCTGGTCCTCCAGCTCTTCGCGGAGCCCGTAGCGAAGGAACATGTCGATCTCGGAGCGGAGCTGCGCGGCGTCGGACAGCACGCGCCGGGTCGCAGGGATCCAGTGCGCGGTGGTCTTCACCCGGTCCTGGATCACCTGGAAGGTCATCGCGGACTCGGGCTTGGCCCCAGAGGCGCCGCCGGAAGCCGTCGCCTCAGCCACCGTCGCCGCCGAGTTCGTAACGGAGGTCAGCCGCACGTACTCGATCGTGTCGCCCGTAGTCGTCCCCGGCGAGATCAGGTCCACGATACGAAGCGGGCGCTCCCACACCCCCCGATCGATCAGGCCACGCTGGTCGAGCTGCACCAGCGCGCCGCCCGAGGTATCGGCCCGCGCGCTCCAGGTGGTCAGGCCGGTCAGAAGCGCCTTGACGCCTTCTCCGTCCATCTGGAGCGGCGGCGATACGCCGATGCGCGTCCGTTCCGGCACCTCGCCGGACGGCGCGATGGACTTGAACCAGCTCTTGTACTCGTCCCGGTCCGTGAACCGGTCACCCCACGTCTTCAGGGCCGCGCGGTCGCCTCGCGACTCGGGCGCTTCACCGCCGAAGGAAAGCCGCCCGACGGGCTGCGTCAGCTCTTCCAGCGTCTTGGTAGCGCCGGCCCGGAGCATCTCGCGCTTCTCCTGCTCCTCGCGCTGCGCGTTCAGAGTCGCGTTCTCAGTCTTCAGCCCGTCAAGCTCCTCGTTCCACGTCTTGAGCTGGTCACCGGTCGCGCTCTTGTCGTTGTCGAGCTTGTCCAACAGTCCCAGCGTGGCCTCCACATTCGCCTTCAGAGAGGCATTGATCCCCTCCAGCACCGTTCGACTCATCGCATTACCCCCTGGGTTGCCAGAAAGGCCCGCGTCCGCAGCCGGAGGTGATCCGCCTGCCGGGCCAGGTCCGTGCTCTCGGCACCCGTCGCGGGGGCCTCGTCGTCATTCAAAGCCGTCGCGGCTTCCTCGTCCTTCTCCGGCACCGCGCACTCCGCCAGGATCTCTCCCATGACGGCGTGGGCGCGTGCAAACCGTTCCAGCCGGCTCGCGCGCATTACGCGCCCGATCTTCGCCCCTCGCGGGCGACTCTCCGCCTCTCGCAGGCGGGCAAACACCGTAACCAGGGCCTCGCCCTCGTCCATAAACTGCTCAACGCGCTCGGCCAGCGAGACGCGCGGCCCGCCCTTCAGCGCCGCCAGCACCTCCTCCGGGTCCGGCAGGTCCTCCAGCGCCTTCAATGCCACGCGGCCGAAGGTCCGCGAATTCGCCGGCCGTGGCGTTACGCTCGCCTCGGCGGTCGGCCAACGAGCGATCCAGACGCCCTTCTCGGCTGCCTGCTTCTTGACCACGTGCGCCGCCGCACCGCTGGAGGCCCCGAGCGCCTTCTCCTGCGCGAGTTGCAGCGTGAGCGCCTGGTACTTGCGCCCGATCTCCCGCTCCTCTTCCAACCACTCCAGGTCCTCAGACAGGTCCGCTTTGAAGTGGACCCCGTCGTCCTGTGTTTCCAGGTGCGCCCACGCGAGCGGGACGCGGCCGACCTTCGCGTTCTTGCCGTGGCCGTAGAAGAGCTTGACGGCGGCAGGGAGGCGCAGGCCGAGGTCGGTGCGTGAGTTGAAGAATTCGCCGTCGTGGTCGAGGTCCTCGGGGCCGCCGAAGGGGATCAGGAGGCCTTCGATCACGCTGGAGTCGGGCGTGGCCTTGATGGCTCCACCGGCAAAGATCAAGAGTTCATCCATTGGCCCGGTCCTCCCGTCCCTTCGCCTTCTCAGCTGCCGTCTTCTGCGCCGCCTTCAGGCTCTCCAGCCCCCAGCCCACCAGCCCCGACACCGCCGCCGAAAGCGCCGCGATGACGACAGCTTCCACGACTTCTTTCCTGCCCTGCGGCTGGTACGCCATTGGCCTCGACCCCCATGCAAAAGCGGGCCGCCCCGCGAAGGAGCAGCCCGCTCGTGTTGCCTGTGTTTGCGGCTGGAAAGAGAGCAGTTAGGTAAGCGAGATCTCGACTGTTGGCCGGTCCCGAGAGAAAGCCTCGCGCAAGAGCGCCAAGAGATCGACACACTCCCCGTGAGTCAGGTGCCCTTCTTGGGGCCTCTCGGAGCCTGCCGCGTCCTTACTGACTGGCGGCGGCCCGAAGATATAGTCCGGCGTCGGATGCGTCGGATCGAGAGCGCCGGGGAGAGGTTCTGTGTCAGCCATCGATCGATTCTATCCGCCCAACCACGCCGCGTCCAACGTCTCCCCGGCACCGAGCGCGAGAACTGCCGAGTGCCGTTCTCCCGGATGGGCGGGAATTTCCGTCAACGCCGGATCATCCGCCTCCAGCAGCCGGCCGCTCCGTGCCGCCTGGTCGTTCGCGTCGTCATCTGTAGAGGCGGCGGGCACGAGCACGAACCGCGCGTCGAGCCGCGAGTTGGCTGCGAACGCCTGCGTGGCCTGCGTGGCGATGCGCGCCGACTCGGTGCGCTGGATCTGC